GTACTCGACAGCAATCCCGGTCGATCCGACGCCGGACGCATAAGTCAGTTCCGATTATCAAATATTTGACAATCGTTGCGGGAGGCAGCGCGATGAACGTCAGCAAGCGACAACGGCGACCGATTCCGATGGCGACGTGCCCGCGTTGTTCGGTGGTCTTTAAGCCGTCCAACAGGGGCCAGCGATTTTGTGGGAAAACTTGCGCGGACCTGACTCGCAAGTTTGCAGAACGCCGCGTGCTAGGCGTTCCCATCGACGATCACGAACAAACCTGCGTCGTCTGTGACCGGCGGTTTCGGACGGTGCGATACTCGCAACTCTACTGCGGGGCCAAGTGCCGGACGTACGCGCTGAACGCCCGCCGCATCGACAAGCAGCGGCGGACAGGCGCACCGCCGAGAGTCTCGCCAGCGATGATCGCGCGCCGCGCGGCCGTCATCCGCGCCGAGCGGTCAGAACAGCAAGTCACGGAGGTATTGCCATGAACCTGGACGATCAAGCCGCCGTGCGGCGGATCATGGGGGAAGAGCTGCTGCGGCATCAACAGGCTGTCGGGCTGGCGAATCGTGTCGCGCTCACGGAGTTCGGCCACGAACTCGGCGAATTGCTTGCGCCGCTTTATGAGGCTGGTGAGTTGCAACACAAGTCGCTGACCGCACTATGCGAAGCCGTCGCCACGTTCGTTCGGCAACTGGATTCGCGCTTCGGGAGGCCGTCCGACGATGATTCGGAATGGTGGCGCGGTGGAGGCAAGCCGCCCGAATGAATCTCCGCGCACTCCAATCCGACCCGGATGTCTTTCGCCGTGCGGTGGTGATCGACTGCGGGGGCATTCCGCAACCGTTCGGCAACGTCATCGAATCTTGGCAGCAAGCCGACTTCGTGGCTTTGGACCCGGCGTGGTTATCTGTCGCGGGGCAGGCCATCAGCGGCCGGTCCGTCTACCGCCGCGCATGGCTGGAACGGCCGCGCGGTCATTCCAAGACCGGCGACATCGCCGTGATGGTCTCATGGTCGCTGTTCGCGTCTCGCCGCAAACTGACCGGCGTCGTGGCAGCGGCCGACGCCGATCAAGCCACGTTGTTGCGGAACGCCATCGACACGCTGACCCGGCTTAACCCGTGGCTGGCATCCATCCTGGACGTTCAGCAGACGGTCGTCCGCAACCGGCACACCGGAAGCGAACTGCAAATCCTCACTTCGGACGCGCCGTCATCCTACGGCATTTCGCCTGCCTTCGTGATTGCCGACGAACTCACGCATTGGTCTAAACCGGACCTTTGGGAATCGCTGCTGAGTTCCGCCGCCAAGCGCCCGGGTTGTCTGTTGGTCGTCATCACAAATGCCGGTTTCGGCGAGTCGTGGCAATGGGAACTGCGGGAGGCCGTTCGCCATCGACCGGAATGGTGGTTTTCCCGGTTGGATGGCCCGTGCGCGTCGTGGATCACAGCGAATGTACTGGCGGAACAGCGGGCGTTGTTGCCAGATATTGCCTATCGCCGGTTGTGGTTGAACGAATGGACCTCCGGCAGCGGCGATGCGTTCCGGGAATTCGATTTGCGCGCCATCGCGACGTTGCCGGGGCCGTTGACGGGGCCGGAGCGGGGATGGGTCTACGTCATTGGCCTGGACATCGGCTTGCGGCATGACTCCACGGCGCTGGTGGTTGTCGGTAAACACGTCGGTCACGTTGAACGGAGGCCGCATCCCGTGCGGACGATCCGCGAACCGATCTTCCGCGCGCTGGTCGATGCCGGGCTGGCCGACGACTCGGAACAGGCAACGGATGACGATGAACTTACCATCCATCCCGGTTCGGGCCGGTTGAAACTCGCGGCGCTGCGGGTCTGGACGCCGACGGCGGGAACCACGGTCAATCTCGCCGCGGTGGAAGACGAACTGCGGACGCTGTCCGACCGGTTCGGTTCGGCGCTGGTCGCGGCGGACCCATATCAGGCCGTCATGTTGTTGCAATCCCTCTCCCGGACTCGGCGGACAGTGGAAGTCCCCGCCACGGCGGAGAACTTGCGCGGCATGGCCAGCTCACTCCTGGACGCGGTCCAAGATCGGACCATCGACTTGTTCCCCGATGCCACGTTGCAAGCCGATCTTCGGTCGCTGCGCGTGGTCGAAAAGAGCTATGGGATTCGTCTGGAAGCGCCGCGTCGGAAGGGAGGCCAAGGGACGCGCCATGCCGATACCGCCAGCGCCTTGCAACTCGCGGTGTTCGCCGCGCGTCGCCTGTCCGGTGAGAGAATGGCCCTTGCCGCACGGCCGATGGTTCTCTACCCTTGCAATTAAGTGATCGTCGCCAACGCCAATGAGCGCGGGGCGAACGAAAGACCAAGACGAGGGCAACCGTCCGGGAACTTTACCCGGAGGTGCCCTGTCGTGGAATTGACCGAAGCCCTGCGAACGTGGTTGCACGCCAACCACAAAAGTCTGTCCGCCAGTGCCGACGATGAAACGCTGCGGCTGTATGCCCAGCGCTCGATTTCCGACGGCACGCTGTCCGCCGCGAAACTCGCGGAACTGACCGATGCAAAGTCCCCCGACGCGCGGGACGTGTTCGGATCGTTGCGGGTGAAGCGCGCTTCCGAGCGCTACAGCACATCCAAGGCCGTCGGCAAACACAGCAAGACCGGCGAACCGGTGCGCAACGAGCGGGGCCAGTTCGCCGAGTTGCCGTCCGAACTGGAATATGCCAAGGCGGGCGCGCTGTTCAAGCACATCGCCAGCAAGTCGGGCGCGGCGGGGATCGTGTTGACCGAACACGAAAGCGCATTGTTGGCCGACATCGCCGAGCGGGACGAATGGGCCGGGGAGGTCAACGGCGAGTTCAAGCTGTTCGCGGGGACGAAAGCCCTCCTGGACGACGTGAGCAGCGGCGGCTTGGAGGCCGCGCCGATCTTCTTTGACGAAATGCTCATCCAATATCCACTGTTGAACGGCGAGTTATTGCCGTTCGTGGACCTGTCCGAAGTCCCCCGCGGCCGACGGATTGAAGGGGCCGCCGTTGGCAATCCGACCGTCGTCTGGGGAACCGGCGAAGGGACGGAGGCGGCGCTGTTCGATACGGCCGACTTGGTGACGGCGCTCAACACCACCGTGTTCCCGGTGACGTGCGCGGTGGAAGTCGGCTTGGACTTCCTGAGCGATTCCCCCGCGGACGTGGGACGTCGGCTGACGGAGAACGTCGGACAGAAAATGCTGACGGACCTGGACCGGGTGATTGCCGTCGGCAACGGCAACACGGAACCGCAAGGGATGTTCAGCGCGTCCGGGACGACGGCTGTGCCGAGCACCAACGGCAACGGCGGCCCGCCGACAGTCGCCGACTATGAATCGCTGCTGTTCGCCGTCGGCAAGCAATACCGCAACCGGGCATTGCGGCCCGCGTTCGTCGCCAACGATACGACCTATGCGCGGGCGCGTGGCATCGCCGTCAGCGGCAGCGATCAACGGCGCGTGTTCGGCCTGGAACACTCGACCTATACGCTGCTGGAACAGCCGTTCAAGGTGCAGAACGACCTCCCGAACACCAAGGTGGCGTTCGGGGCGCTGGCGAAATACCGCATGTATCGCCGCATCGGGCAGGCGGTGAAATTTGAGACGGGGGGCAAAGAGTTGACCCGGAAGAATCTCGGCTTGCTGGTGGTCCGCGGCCGGTACGGCGGCAGGGTTGTGGACCCGAATGCGTTCGCCGTGATGACCGATGCCAAATCGTGAGGCCATTCGATGCGCACGCTCAACTCTGCCCATTGCTTCGTCAAGTTTGATGACAAGAAACTGCAACGCCTGGCGCATGCGGAGATGCACAAGCGCCTCATCAAAGCGGCGATCCTGTTGCTGAACGGCATCCGCGACGACATCAGCCTGCCAACGCAGACGCTGGGGCCGTCCAAGCCGGGCGAACCGCCGCACCGGGACACCTCGCAATTGTGGAATTCGCTGTTCTGGCAAGACATGACCGAACCCCGCAAGGTGCAAGTGATCGTCGGCACGAATCTGTTCTATGGGGCCATCCACGAATTCGGCGAGCGGCCGTTCCTGCGGCCCGCGGTGCTGCGGTATTTCTCGGCGATGCGCCGGGTTCTGACTCAAGAGTGAGGAGGGAAGCATGGTTCGCGCTGCAAACGTGGTGGAGGTGGAAATCGACGGGCCGCAGAACCAAGGGCTGATGTTCGGGCCGCTGCAACGCCGGTTGCGGGGCCGGTTCGATTCGTCCCGCTTGCTGCGGATGGACGACGGTGCGGCCGGTGTCGCCCGCGAATGGCCCGAACCGATTCCGGGGCAGCGGTTGCGGCTTGACCTGGACGGCGCGGCGGCCGTCGTGGAACCGTTGCACGACGCGGAACACGCGACGATCAAAGAGAAGCTGAACAAGCGGGGGAGTACGTTCGCGCCGGCCGTCGAAACCATCGCCACGGTTCACGTCCCGACGTGGGTCTACTGGCTGCGGCGCGCAGTGGAGGCCGGACACGCGCGGATCGTATCGGGACAACTCCCGGAGAAACTCACCGGCGCGCCGCAACTGAATTTCCTCACGCCCGCGGTCGCGGACCCCGTGGACAAGCTGACCGCCGCCCTGGACCGGCAATCGGCGCTGTTGGAACAACTGCTGACCGCGCTCGCCCAGCGCTAACCGGCGTCCCCTCACTGACGGCGGAGTGACCGCGCTCTAGGAATGCCATGTTCTGGAAATCCCGCAAACCGTCCGCGGCTGAACGGAAGATCCTGGACCTGGTCGCGCAGTGCGAGGCGCTCCGCCGTCAGATTCGGGTTCTGGAGGCCGAACGGGATGCGCTCGCCGATGTGATTGCGCGCGACCGGGAACGGGTCAAAGCCGAAACGGCCGAACTGGCCCGCCGCGTCGCCGTCGCCGAACGGGAGGGCTAGGCCAGTGACCGACGCGCTCACGCGGGCGTTCGCCCAAGCGGATCGGTTTCGGGAGTCAGCCCGCAAGGCCGTGGCCCCAGGTGTGGCCTTGGTCAGCAGCAGCGGCGGCGGATTCGCGCGGCCGTTGTCGCTGTCGAATCCGCTTGCTCAGTACGAACACGGCCGCAAGGGGTGGGCCTACGTCGCCATGCGAGCCATTGCCCAGCGCATCGCGGGGCAAGACGTGTTCGTGGGCCGGTTGCTCCCCGCTCCCCGCGCCGGACGCAAGTCGCCGCTCTTTCGTCTGCCGGGTTCCTTCAAGTCGTTCGGCGACCGGCTGGAACCGCTGGAGTCGCATCCGCTGCTGACCGCGCTGCAGTCGCCGAATCCGCTGATGGTCCGCTGGTCGCTGGTCAACTTCACGCTGATGAATCTGGAACTCGCCGGACGGGCGTTCTGGTGGTGGTCCAACGGCGAACTCTGGCCGTTGCCTGCGTCTTGGATCGAACCGACCGACGCGCTCCGCAGCGGCTGGCGGATTCGTCCGGCCGGACTGGCGGACCCGGTGACGGTCGGACCGGACGACGTGCTGATATTTTCCCTCCCGGACCCCGCGGACCCGTTCGGCTGTCTGTCGCCGCTGCAAACGCAAGCCGCCGCGGTCGCCACAGATGAGGCAATTCAGACCGCCCAGCACCGGACGTTTGAGAACGGTTCCTTCCCGCAGTTGATGATTCGGGCGGGCCGGTTGCCGGGAACGGATGGGGCCGACGGCCCGCCGCCCGTGCTGACCAACGAACAGCGGAAGCAACTGGTGTCGGCCATCAAAGCCCTGTATCGCGGGGCCGTCCGCTATCACGAACCGTTGATCGTGGATGGTTTGATTGAAGGGGTGGACCGGCTGACCGACAAGCCGGGGGAAATGGATTTCCTGGACAGCGGCCGGTCGGTCAAAAGTCGCATCCTGCAAGCGTTCGGGGTCAACCCTTTGATCGTGGGAGAGATTGAAGGGGCCAATCGGGCGCAGGCCACCGTCGCTGAGGAATCGTTCTGCGCGAACACGATCAACCCGCTGATTGAGCTATTGAGTCAGACGCTGACCGCATGGGCGCAGCGCGTGTTCCCGGACCCGGTCGCCGTCTGGTTTGCGCCCTGCGAAGCGCACGATAGTGAACTGGACCTGAAACGCTGGGAAACCGCCGCCCGGTTGGGCTATGTCACGCAGAACGAATATCGGCGGATGGTCCTGAATCTGCCCGACGCGGCTGGGGGCGACGTGTTCCTGGACCCG